GCCCGGTCGCGCTCGCCCTTGAAGCCTTTTTCGTGGATCATGTTCATCTAGCACCCCCATGCTAAAAATAGCTTACTATGCCATGTCAATGCTGTCAAGGATTATTTACCCTTGCCGCCCTTTTTCTTTCCGCCCTTCTTCGTGCCGCAAGCCATATCAACCTCCTATTCCAAACGGGTCGGTCACTACCGCCTTATCCGCCTTGATCGCCTCGGCCATAGCCTGCGCCTTGGCATCGTCGAGTCCATGAATGGCCTTGATCGCCGTGATGCGATCCTCAAGGCCCGCCGCGTAAAGATCCTCGTGGTATTTTGTCCGCGTGTTGCGGTCCTCGATGATGCCGTCATCCCAAGTAATCATGGGTACGCCAGAGTCGGCCCCGTCAATGCCGTAGAGCTTGCCCAGCTTGTTGATGACGCGGAAAAGGTGCATGAGGCCATCGTTGAGGACGTCGCGATATGCCGATACCGTTTTGTAGGTATGCGAGTTCTCGCTGATGACCTCGGTCGCGGTTTTCATGCTCTTTCCGTCGAAGCTGAAATAGCCCGCGTCAAAGCCGGTCTGCATGGCGAGCATTTCGAGGTAAATCTGTATCGCCTGCCGCCACTGTTCCATCCTGAGCTGCCCGGAAAGGTCGGTCGGCTTGAGGTTATCGGCGTCATCGGACTCAAGGCGGATATAGGCCTCATCGCTGGGATCGAAGCCCAGCTTGTAGGTGCCCGAGTCCTGATCGAGATATTTCCTCATCACGATGCCGGGGAGGGCCACGCGCTGCTTGCCCATGATGATCTCGGTCTTCATCGAGTCATAGGCGATGTCGAGCCCTTGGAGCGTGTCGGTGGCATTGGCGAAGATCGAAATGCCGAGTGGAGATTCAGGGTCAATATTGTTCGCCTCGGGGTTGGCAATGTAGACAAAAGGGGCCTCGTCAATGGCAATGTCAACAGACGGAAGGATGCCAGGCCAGAGCGTATCCATCGGAACTTCGAGTTGCGTCTTTTCATCGAAAGCCTGCGAGGTAACTCTGTACCCGCCGGGAATCCTGCGATAGGTCTCAACGCGGACGAACGAGTCCTTGCCGTTGGTGCGCCGATCAATGAAGCTCGCCTCGGTGACAGCACGGTTATCCGACGCGATGGGGATGACATTGAGCGCAGTCACAAAGTCCAGCTTAATATTGCCGTCCTCGACCCGCGCCTTGATCGCCTGTCCTCCGAGCGCCGCCTGATATTCGGTATAGCGACGAAGATTCCCGAAGAACTTTTCATCCTGGATCACCTGTGCCACAAGGTCTCCCGCGTCGACGGCCGGGGGCTCGGATAGGACAAGGCCCGCGAGCTCGGCGCAAACGATCTTTGCCGGGTTGAGCGTGAGGCGATTGCGTTTGCGGTGGATGCCGTCGGCGGTCACGAAGCTATAGGGAATCCATGGGGCCTTTGCCGCGTAAATGTCCCAATAGCTCGTGATGAGCGTATCCGAGTTGGCCACCTCGGGAGGTATCGTCCCGACGCCGAATATCTTGGCAAGAAAGGCGATTACCTTTGACCAAAGTCTTAACAATTTGCCACCTCCTAGAACATATCTATCGGCACAGTTTCTTTTTTCGGTTCCTCAAACAGCTTCCCCTGCGCGTTGAAAGTCCGTATTCTATCAAGCGCGGACTTGTAATAATCCTTGTCTTTTTCAATCCAAACAATTGGGAAGCCCATGTCGAGACAGGCTATCACGCTTGAACCGCTACCGCCGTGAGTGTCGAGGATGCGGTCGCCGGGTTTCGCATAGCGGGAGAGGAGCCATTTGTAGAGGGCGACGGGTTTTTGGGTGGGATGAAATCTATTTATATCAGTTGATGACTGTCTGTATATTTTTGACGGCTTATCAAAGCTCGTCCACCCGAGTTCCCACGCGGATAGGGTCGGCATCTCTTGCGCCTTGTCCCAACAAATCATACAACGGGAAGGAGGCAGATTGAAATAGTTTCCGCCCCATATTATTTGATTCCTTGATACTCGAAATAATTCATCGAAATATTCTTTTGTCGGCGCCGTATCCCATTTGCTTGATTCCCTATACAAAGCAGCCATCGGAGTGTTTTTTAGTTTTCCGCCACCGTCCGAAAGCCTATCCCCAATCCCATACGGCGGGTCAACTATCGCGAGATCGAATGCCTTTTCGGGTAAAGTGGCCATATATTCCATGCAATCGCCGAGATATAGACTAGCAGATCCGATAGTTTCAAGCGTCATTCTTCCACCTCCACAATCGCCCCCGGTTTTCTCTCGCGCATCTCGATCCTAGCGCCTGGCGATTCTTGCCAATCATGCAAAGCATATATCATATCAGCTTCCCGCGCAACTGGCAGACACTCGGCCATAGCCTCGCACCAACGAAGAGCCGGACATTTGAGGGCGTCGCCCTTGGGCGTATAGAGCATCTGCGGGGTAAATACCAGCTCCTCGGGATGCTCCGCTTTCATCTTGCGATAGGCCCGCATGAAGGCGCGGACATTGCCATGCTTGCGGCCGGATATGGGGCCGATGATGTAAATCACTCTTCCGCCTTCCATGCGGCGATCTGGGGGATTATCCGCGTGCGCCACGTTTCAAGCTGGCAAGCCAAGACGCAAGCGACGGGGCGAAATACCCCATCAGCCCCCTCGGCCTCGCGCGTGGCAAGATAGCCAGCGTCAAGCGCAGCTTGGGTTGGCAGATCTTTTGACGTCAAGTATCCGCGCTCGCGGAGATAAGGAAAAACCTCGGTCTTGGGATGGATACCAAAATGCTTGGCCGCCGCCGTGATTGACATTGAGCGCTCGGAGCGCTGGAGAGATTCAAAGCTTTCGATCTTAGGAGCATCGGCTTGAATCTTTGATTGCAACGATTTCACGGTTTTGTCGGCAAGCTGGAGCGCTCTCGCCATAACCATTTCCGGAAGATTCCACGCTTGCTCGACCTTGATAAGATATTGACGTATCTCGCGACCCTTGTCGTTATTCTCAACCATGGCAATTTCTTTGGCCATATTGACGGAAAGGCGATATTCTATACTCGGGCGACCTCCGGTGCTTTCCCCCATTTCCGGGGAAAAGTCTTGGCCTTCGACAAATCCATATTTCCCTATGCGTTCTTGTATCCACGTCGGGAAATCCCTGCCGACGCCAAGGCTATAGTATAACTCCCGTGCATTTACCGACTGAATCCCATTTTTTTCTTCGATCCTGATAAGTTCATTCATGCCAATATCTCCTAAAATAAAAAAGCACCGATTGAACCTCCCGGCAGGGTACGGGCGCGTACAGACGCCCTAGGTTCAACCGATGCTCTTAAACTATCGCCCCTGTACGGGAACGTTGTCAAGCAAGCTGCCGATTGCCTAACATGGATACTATAGCGCAGTATCGTCTAGGCGTCAAGCGTTCACTCCTTCAAGCAATTGCGATATATCCCGCTCCCATGAATATTCATTAGCGTCTAGGGAGTCAATGTCACTTGACCCATCGTCTAGCCGCTCGTCAACATCCTTGGAATCGTCATAGACAGCATTCTCTATGGCGTCAATGAGCCCGGGGCAGGTCGCCATGACGAACCCTCGACCTTGCGCATAGAGCATATTGGCCGCTCGGATGCGCTCCATGATGGGCCGTTTCATCGCATTCTCGACATGGATCGATTGCGGGATCTGGTTTAGTCCCTTGATAAGCACCTGCTCGGCGCTATCTGCAAAGGCCCGATCTGCAGGCCAGCGTTCGCGACAGTTTTTCTGAAAATCGAACCACATGCGCTCCAGTTCTCGCGGCCCGATCTTGCCCCCGTCGTGCCTGATCCGCTTGTGGTCGAGCGCCACAATGCAGGGCTTGCGATCTTTTAGAAACCATCCAGTACAGACGAAGGCCGTCGCCGATTTATTCCCGCCGAAGTCGATGCCGAAGGTTATGCGGCGGATATTCTCGGGATAATCGTAAAGCACGTTGCCGATCTCGTCGCGGCTTTTGTTGTGATGGAATGACGGAAAGCATCCGCCCTCCGCGCGTACCCATCTCCCCAGAATGTAGCGGTCATAGTAGACCGTGCCGTAGTATTCTTTTTTGAGGTTGGCAACGAAGCCGGGATCCAGGTATGGGTTATCGTCAATTGTGTACTCTTGCAAATAAATGTCGGCATCCGAGTGAATGAAGCGATAGAACCAATGCGCGGGATTGTCCGGGTTGTTGGTGAGGTATGCACGGGAATATGGCTTGTCAAGGCGTGACTTCACCATGTTGAAAACTTGCTCATTCCAGGTCGCGGCCTCGTCGCCGTAGAGCAATTTCCACGAGGAACCGCGGACACGGTTAAGCGCCGTGATTTTTTCAGCCCCAAGGCAATGCACGATCTCGCCGAACATATGCGCCGTGTTATCGCTCTTGATATCGCCTACAAGCTCGGTGCCCCAAATGCTCTGG